GTACTGCTTCGTCTGCTCCTTGGTCGGGCTGACGATCTTGTGGTACTGCTCCTTCAGGTCTTTCAGTACGTCACTGACATCCCCGCTGGTACTCTTGATCTGCTTGTAGAGCTCGACACCTTTCTTGGCCAGGTCGATTGCCGTGGTACATGCCTTGTAGGCCGCGGCAATGGTGATCGGGTCAAGCACATCAGAACAGGTGGAGCTGCTTCTTCATCTGGTGTACCTCTTCGCGCAAGGCATCATTCATTTCCTCGCACTTGCGGTTCTGTTCCTCGACCGCAGCCAGGCGCTGAGACAATCGCTCGACCTCATCGCGCAGCATCTGGATGACCTGCTGAGTGGCAGCATCTGCCGTGTTATTCATGCGCCCTTCGCGGTTGTCGGCCAGCACCTTGCGCCACATGGCATACGCACCAGCAACAGCAGCTCCAACGCCGACACCCAGATTGGTCAACCAGTTTTCCATCATTTACTCCATCAAGCAGGGCGCACAAGGCAGCCGTCAAACCTGGTCGTGTCGGCAGCAGCAAGCGTGTTCACAGAGCTGCCTGTCGCGTGGTATGCAGCCACCTCAACGTAGTCGGTACTACCGTTCAGGTAGACCAAACCGCTGGCCACAGATACCGGGCCAGTAAACGATCCTGTCGTGTAGCTTCCGCACTTAACCTGCGAGCCGTTCTTTGTGATGTAGCAGAGCGGGTTGGTCGTGCTACCAGTGAACTGCACGCTTGCGTTGATTTGGTAGTACCCAGCGACAGTCGGCGTAAACCGCGAGCTGGCGAAGTTGCTGTTGGTGTCAAAATCCTCAACCGCAAAATTGACCTTAGTAATCGCAGCCGTAGGTATAGACGTGCTCGCATTGGCATACGCACTAAAGGCCGGAGCGTTCGGCATGTTCCCTAGCTTCTGTGACTTGCCCATCTGGGGCTCCTTTCTTTTTTGAGATTAGTGAGCCCCAACGGGGCTAATGCATTCTGTACTTACACTGTCGGCAGCTCCGGCCAGGTGATCTCAAACGGGAAGCCAGCCTGCGCGGTCAGATCCCGCAGCGCCTGGCGGTAAGCCAGCCACGCCTCGCGGTTGACCGGTGCGTCAGCCAGCTGCGTCCAGTCCGACTCGGACAGTTTGCGGTTGCGCTCGGCGCGAATCGATGCCGACTGCTGTGCCCTGCGTTCGTCTTGCTCCGCTTGACCTAGCGTCTGCACTGACCATCCCAACACCCATGCGCCATCGACCAGACTAGGTTCGTTGTTTTGAACAACAGTCTGCGTACTTTGGTCGTGGCCTGGCTTGTCTGCTACGACAACCCTAGCCAACTGATTGCCAGCCAAGTTTGATTCTGTTCCTTGATACAAGGTCAGAAGATCTTCGGCTGAAAATCTTGTGCTGGGGTTGTGCTTGACCAGCGTATCGTAGTCATACGGAAACGTGACCACCGTCTGATTGTTCACTTCTACAAACATGCTCGCTCTCCTATCGTGATCGTTGAGGTTTCGCGGTCAATCGTGATGCTCCCCTCGCAGCAAATGCTCCAATCCTCGCCTGTCTTTGCGCCCCATGAAGGCACATTGATCTGCACATTCTTGGCCAAATACTCTTTCGGCCCATCAAACACACGCCACACATGGTCAGGTGTTCCTCTGCCCGGCTGACCTCTTGCCTTGTTAAAGCGCACCTGAATCATATGACTTCAACCGACGGCACCTGCTCAACGGCGACATTGAAGTGGATGAATTGGAACGGTTCATCCGACTCATGCCTTGTAAAGCCATGCGGCAACCATGAGTTAAACAACATCAAATCACCAGGCTTCACCTGCAACATTATTTGCTCGGAAGCAAACGTCACTGTTTCGATGTCTGTCTGGCGCAGGCTTATCTGCTTCTTACCTGCGCGTGGATCAAACACAATCGGAACGCTGCCGTTGTCTGGAACGCTTACAAAATAGAAGCCAGTGATCTGAGCGCCATGCCCATGCACATGCTCCATATGCTGACCAGACCGCATGAACTCTTGCCCCCAAAACTCGGAGACATTAGTCATCATGCTGGACATGTCGTAACCCTGATCCTGCAACATCTCAAAACTTGAATGCGCTATCAACGTCAATAGCGGAGCCAGTGACTCATCAAACATCGACTCGCTTTGACATACATTCCAGGCATTAGGGCTTACTCGCAAAAGGTATTTACTCAATGCCGCCTTTGCCGCCGACAGATGCTCTGGATGCGACGTGCGCAACACTGCCGATGGAAACAATAGATCAACCATTGAGCAGCTTTCTGTTATTGGTCAGCAAGGACATCTTGTCTTTGCTGTCCGTAATCCGATGCGCTATCTGCTGCACATGCGGAACTATCTCTGCTTCAAAGTCAGGATGGTTGCGCATGGCATTCAGCTGGTCTTCCGGTATCGTGCCGATCGACAGCAGATAGTTTTCAGTTCTACGCTTAAACTCGAGCAGCCACTCTTCCCGCTGCGCCGCCTGCGATGCATCCAACACAGGCAAATGCCCATATTTACGGTGCGGCTCCAGCTCGGCCATGACTGACTCAATGGTCGCCAATTCCTGTTCTGCGCCTTTGATTGCCATCTCCAGCATACCTTCGGCGCTTTTCCACTCAATCAAGTCAGCCTCTGCCATCAGGCGATCGACCTCATTGTCTGACTTCAGCCTTTCATCAATTTCTAGCTTTCTAGCTTTACGCCTCACCAGCCGCGCCTTTGTGGCTTCCAGCTTGGTATAAATGTCCAACCGCTGTTCGTACATAAGACACCAAGCAACATCTGCTGTGTGGCAGTTGTTTGCCATGAAGTATCGGAGCTGGAAGTCCGAGTTGTTTCTGTGAGGAGCTGAATGCATATTAAGAATTCACGCAACTTGCCCAAGACACTGCGGAGCCTCTATAGGATGCGGAACTCGCTGCACCAACTCCGGAAGCGGTAGACGCGCAAGTTGCGTATGTATATTTGTTTCTCGTTGAAACCTGACATCCGGCGGCGCCTAAAGCAAAAATTCCTCTAGTGGAATTGCCAGCGGCAGAGCCACTATGACTGGCCGCGCTCGCCGTTCCCACACCACTTGATGTTGACGTATCGCATGCATAAGTATATTTGTTGCGTATATCAGAAACGCCGGAAGCGCATCCAAGGGCAATAATTCCCCTAGTCGAATTGCCAGCAGCAGATTGTCTACTTGATGCGCTACTTGCTGAAGCAACACCACATGCTGTGCTTGAACAACACGCATAGGTATATTTGTTACGAGTTGCCACTAACCCACTTGGCGTTAAACCGAGCGAAAAGATGCCTCTGGTCGAATTCCCCACCGCTGATCCAGAAGCTGATCCTGAACTAGAAGCAGCTACACCAGAGGCGGTGGATGTGCAACAAGAATAAGTGTATTTATTGCGAGTCGTTAAACGATTATTCCCAGTGTCTATGCCTAGTTGAAAAATTCCTCGCGTTGCGTTGCCTGCGGCATATCCATTATAAGTAGCCGTACTTGCAGCACCTACGCCAGAGGCTGTTGAAGAATCTGAAACATATGTATATTTGTTTCTTGTTGTTGAGCCTCCGAAGGCACATCCCAAAGCAATAATTCCTCTAGTCGCGTTTCCTGCGGCAGATTGCAAGCTTGAGTCACAGCTTGCAGACGCAACACCAGAGGCTGTTGAAGAACAGCTTGCGTAGGTATATTTGTTTCTGGTGCTTGATCTTCCAACTCCTAAAACGCAACCTAATGAAAAAATTCCAATGGTTCCATCGCCGCCACCAGCGGCTCTTGCAAACAGTCCAAAGCCTTGTGCAGATGCAGCGCCTTTTGTTTCAATCAAAGACATCGCGACCTCACTTAAACTGAGTTTGTGATGCAAAGACTGTGAACGCTGCTGATCCGGTCTTTACGATCGTGTACACATACGCATCAATGCTCGATGCGTTCCCCGCCGTTGGCGCTGTGCCACCTTGCCACTTCGGCGTGATTGCATTTCCATCTACTTGCACCGCGCTGTTGTAGTAAGCCGTGCTTCCCTGAGTAACCAAAAACGCTACGGTTACTGACTGACCTGTTGCCATTGCGGTGTTTAAGCTGGTGCCGCTTGATGCTCTAAGGTTGACCGTCCAGTTAGCCGACGCATTCGAGGTGTAGTACAGCACCGACTGTGTGGTGATGTCATAGTTGATCGTGCCGGTCGCGGCGGTTGCGGATACCGTGCAAGTTTCCGCAACATCGCTAAGTACCATCGCAAGTGCGCTTGAGGAGCCAGCAAATGTCTGAGTTGCAGTAAATGTTGTGGCGGTTCCTGGCGCAACGTAATCAGTGCCAGCCGTAGCGTTTGCCAGAGCACCACCAGAGTTGGCTTTAAGAATTGCTGTACCAGAAGGCGGAGCGAGATAATCTGTACCCGCCACAGCTGCGGCGATCACGCCGCTCGAGGCCTTCAGCACACCGGTCGTCGTCGCCCGCTTGATGGTCTTGCCACCGGTGCCTGAGAACAGCGCGATCTCGTTATCGACGCTTGACGATTGACCGGCCACGTCGCCAGTGCCAGGGAAAGTCTGGCCGCCGTTGAAGGTGATGTTGCCGGTCATCGTGCCGCCGGTTGTCGGCAACGCACCGACATCTGCAGCCGTCACCGAGCCAACCGCCTTGAACGTCAGGATGCGCACCTCATCATCCAGCGTCAGCGCAGTGGCGAAGGTGATCGTTGTGCCATTGGTCGCGGTGATCTCGTCGCTGTACAGCAGCGCACCGTTGACCCAGACGTAGGTAAAGCCGACCCGGTAGCCGCCGGTGAATGTGTAGCTGGTCTGGCCAGCTGTCGCCTTGAAACTCTTCTCGACCGTCAGATCAGGCAGCGTCGGCAACGCCTGCCAAGCCGAGCCGGTGTAGACCCGCATCTCGTTGGCCGCGCTGTTGAAATACAGCGCACCGGTCAGCAGCGCATTGCCGTCGTTGTCCAGCGTCGGGTTGCTGGTCTTCGCGCCCAGGTACCGATCGTCGAAGGAGTCATAGCTTGCAGCTGCGGCAGTCGCAGACGCTGCTGCATTCGTTTCGGATGTCGACGCATTGCTGGCACTGGTTGCCGCATTGGTCGCGCTGGTGCTCGCCGAGCTCGCCGAGTTGGAAGCGTTGGTCGCACTGGTCGATGCGTTGCTCGCCGAAGTTGAGGCCGACGATGCCGAGCTCGAGGCGTTGCTGGCTGATGTGCTGGCAGAGCTCGCGCTGTTCGACGCATTGGTCGCCGAGGTCGCCGCAGCTGTTGCGCTGTTGCCGGCGTTCGTTGCCGCCGTGCTGGCAGTCGTTGCCGCGCTTGAGGCCGTTGAGGCAGAGCTCGCGGCATTGGTTGCCGACGTTGATGCGTTAGACGCTGCAGTGCTTGCAGTGCTGGCCGAACTCGAAGCATTGGATGCCGAGGTCGAAGCGTTTGATGCGCTGGTTGCTGCAGCGGATGCAGAGGAGGCCGCGTTGCTTGCCGAGGTCGAAGCAGAGGCAGCATCTACCAGCAACGTCCACTTGGCGCTGTCGGTGTTGGTGTTGATCGGCTGCGAACCGCTTGAGGTGTGCTGGACGATACACTGCCAGATGTTGTTGTTGGTGGTGTCCTTGACGATGTCTCGGACGTAGTACAGCGTGCTCGCCGCCCAGTTGCCGCGGTTGGTGCCAAGCGTGTCAGCGATAGCAGGGTTGCCGTTGGCATCGAAGCCGAGTGCTTTGTTCGCACGCAGTGCTGCTCGAGGCAGGATCATGTTGATCGTGGTCGGGTCGGTCTGCGGTGCAGACAGCGCACGCGCCAGACCCTCGGCATTTTGCTGCGCGAAGATCGTTTGCTGATCCAGCTCGTCGTTTAGCGTGTTGGCGAAGAAGTCGCCACCGGTCACAAAGTCCGTGGTGCGCTGGATCGTCCGGTTGCCGACGATGGCGATCTGCGTCGCACCGGTCGGCGATGCGGTCAGCGTCACACTGCCGGTGCCGTTGCTGTTGATCGTCACCGTGTAGTCGGTGGTCAGCGTCAGCAGCGCGTCGTCCTTGTAGACCGCGATGTCGGTCGCCGCCAGGATCTCGAACGTGAACGCATACGGGCCTGTGCCTGAAGCGGCAAAGACCACACGCCTTGTCACATTGTTAATTGGTACGCCCATGTCTCAATCCTTCCGGTTGGAAATTGTACTTACGTCAATCGGGTTTGTAATACAGTCCGTTTGCTTTGCGCAGCTCCTCGAGCTCGTCGATCTTGATCTGCAGCGTCGGGTCTTCCTGCAATAGTTGTTTCTTGGCCATGTCCATGAACTGCGAATGCACCCGCTGAATGGTCTTCTGCTGATCATCTAGCGTCAGCAGGTCAAAGCCTGGCGTCAGGATGGTCTGCAGGATCGCGTCCTTGGCCGGCAGCTCTTTGCCGTAGATGGTCAGCAGCCGGTTGTACTGCGCCGCATCCATCTCCACGCCCTGCAGCTTGCGCTCTGGCATACCGACCGGCGAGCCCAGGCGCACCAGGGCGTCGTCGACCTCGCTGAACTGAGCAGGGCTGACCTTGGTCGGCAGCACGATCTCGAGCGGGTTGCCGCGTGACTGCAGCACCGGGTCGCCCCACAGGTTGAGCTGCTCTGGCAGCGCCTCGCTGAAGTAGGGCAGGCGGGAGCGGTACTTGTTGAAAGCCTCGGCAAAGCCGCGCACACCCATCGGGAGCTCGGGGCTGGCACGCGGGTCACGCGCTGCCGGGTCGTACAGGCGCTCGATGCCGGCGACGATGGAGCTCGTTCCAGGCATGGGCGAGCCGCCAATGGCAAAAGCACCGAACTGCTTGGCCAAGCCGTCGACGATCTTCTTGCCGTCCACCTGGCCCTGCTGGTTGGTGCCGATCAGCTTGGCTACATCGGCCACGCCCTGCAGATACGGCTGCTCCTTCAGGTACTCGTACAGGCCATACGTTCCACCAAGGAAAACCTCCTCGACCTTGCTTGCGTCCGGCTCATGCTTGGCGTACTCGGCATAGTCGGCGGCGATTGCCATCAGCGCCGAGACCGGCTCCATGCCTGAGTAGCTGTACCAGGTGTCGCCGACCTTCATGCTGTATGGCTGCCAGCCATCGCGCATAGCAGCCTCGCGGTCTGCCTTGCGCTCTGGGCCGCGCCCGGTCAGCATACCCTCGGATGCCAGCATCGCAAACGTGGCCAACATGCTCGAACCCAGCGTCACCTTGGCCAGCGCCATGTCGCGCTGAATGCCGCCGGCTGCGATCTCGTCGCGGAAGCGGGAGGAGAGCGGGGCGAACGGCGTGCGCTCGACCACGTTCAGCCCGATGTTGGCCGGGGTTTTGAAGAACGGCACCACGATCTTGAGCGCCGGGTGGTTGAAGACATTCTGCAGCTTGGCTAGAGCTGGGGGCAGGTCGGCAGTAAACGTGCCGCGCTTGGCAAACTCCAGCGCCGCCTCGTCCAGATCCCGCGGCGGGTTGGCCAGCAGGCTGGCAGCCTCGGCCTCGGCCTTTGCAACAGCATCAGCCTCAGTCATGCCGGAGTCGATCGCATCACGGTAGACCCCCTTGGCGCGGCGGGTCACCTGGGCGTTGATCTCCATGCGGTACATCACGCCCTTGAAGAACTCATCCTCGGACATCAGCGCACGACCAGGCAGGGTGACCGCGGTGCCGTAGAAGTCCAGCGCCTTGCCGAACCATGAGCTCTGGTCAGCACCGGTCATGCGCTGCAGGGTCTCGCCTAGGCCTTCGGTCGGCGCACGATCCAGCTCAACCTTGCTGGCCAAATCCATCTGCGGCTGGTTCTTGCGGAAGGCAGTCGACGCCAGGTCAAAGCCTTCGATCAAACCGTTGCGCAGCGACTGCACCATCGTCAGCGCCTCGTCCATCGCCAGCTTCTCATCAGCCGCACCAGGCACCAGCGACTTCCAGCTGCGCACGCCAGCCGGCAGGGTGTTGGAATAGATCGATGCGATCAGCCGCTCGGGGATCTGATACGCACCGAACATGGCATTCGAGACAATGTTCTTGGCGTGCGAGACCGGCGAGGAGAGCAGGCCGTTGATGTAGGTAGTGAACCAGACATCCTTGACGCCGGACATCATCGAAGCCTCGACTAGCTTGTTCTTGCCAGCGCGGGTCTCGATCGACAGGTACGAACGCGCCAGGTCGGTCAGCGAGTTGTCGCCACCGTACTCATCCAGCGTCTTGCGGATGATGTCGGCATTGCCCTCACGCGGGATGCGGAACACGGCCAGAGCTCGGGCAGTCTCGGTCTGAATACCCTTGACGCCTTTCTGGATCAGGCCGTGCAGGGCGATCTGCTGCCGCAGCTTCAGCTTGTCGATGTCGGTGGCAGCGCCAGAGTCGACCAGCTTGAACAGCTTGTCGAGCTCGTTGGCCGACGACTCCAGCACCTCGAGCGCCTTGTAGGTCTCGACAGCGTTGGCCATCATCTTGCCGTCGGTGCCGATCAGCCGGTTCAGGAATACTTCATCGATGCCGGAGTCGGCAGCCTTGGCCTTGATCTCGTCGAACGTGACCGCCTTGGTCTTGATCTTCAGCGCGTCAGCAACGCCACCGATGACAGCAGCTGCGTCCTCGGTCTGGTAGCGGGGCAGGTTGAATGCTTCCTCCGGCACGCCGGCGGCTCTCTCAGCTGCGCTGACGCTCGGCTTGCCCTTCACATTGCCCGCCGCCTTGCGTGCCTCTGTGGCTTGTTTAACGGCGTCTGTGAGGGTCTGGCTGGCCTCGGGGATGACGGTCTTGCTGCCGACCTTGCCGGTCGGCGGCAGGGCGTCGTCAGCAGCGCGTGCTGCCTCCGGCACGATGTCGCGCACTGACTTCGGCTCGGCCTGCTTCAGCAGCTTGCGGACAGCAGAACCGACACCAGCAACCTGCACGCCGTCCATGTTCGGCATCCCAGGTTCAGCATTTGGGTCGACATCGAACATGGTCTCGCCTGTGGTTTCAGCAGGCATCGGCTCAAGCGGTAACGCACCGGTCGGTGCCGGGGCTGGTGGGAGCAGCTGGTCGAGGCGCTGGTTCAGCGGGTCAATAGCCATTTACTTTTTCTCCTCGCCATCCACAGATGCAGGCGCAGCAGCTGCAGCACCGGCAGCAGCCTTCTTGCCCTTCTTGATCGTCTTTCCTGCTTTGATATAGCCACCGGGCGCAAGAAACTCGCCGATCGTTTCGTAGGGGTTCTTGCCGTCGCCCACCTTGCCGACGTTCTTATCTAGCCACTCTTTGACTTCCTCAGTCGTTGGCAGCGCGGTTGCTTCATTTACATCGCCACCCATCATGTTGATGACCATGCGGCCAATGCTTTCAAAGTCACCAGGCAGACCGCCAAAGCCCTGCGTCATACCCTTGACGGTGGCAGCACCCATGTCGAGCATACCCATGCCCACATCTGTGATTGGCATGTCCTTGCGATTCGCGCCCGCACCGCTGCCGCCCATCGCCAGCTGCACGCCATCAAGCGACGGCTCTGCAGCCATCGGCTCGCTCACAGCCTCGGGAAACGCAGCCATCGCCAGCGTGTCCAGATACTTCTGTTCGATCTGGCTGTAGGCCATCGTTACTCTCCCGCCTGGTTCAGCAGCTGCTCAATGCGGGT